TCTTGCGTAGTTAGTAAAAGTTGCTTCTGTTATCGTGGGATCTCCAGATTCACCTGTTGTATCATTAAAGTTAGATACTGCCGTAGCCAATCCAACAAAGATGTTATCTCCAGGTGTACTAAATGATGCTGCATTATTTTTAAAAATCAAACTTAAAAGCCTATTCTCTAAAAAGGTGGTTGCTGCGTTTGCTGTTGCCATGTTCTACTCCTATGTTCTTGGCCTTGATGGTAGACCAACTCTATATCCATCTGTATTTTCTCTAGCTTCGCCTAAATCTTTCAATCTTTCAAGATATTGTGTGTATAATCCATTATAATTTTGTAACACATCTGGTTCACCTTTCATAAAACTATATGCCTCCACTAGTGAACCATATAATAAAGCGAATGGAGCATTAGTGCTCAACCAAGTTGTACCACTATCACTGCCCGCAGTTAGACTTGTTGGTCTATAGAAATAATGTAATTCAATAGCATAATTACTATTAGGCGTAGGTGCTAATATAAAATTATTTTCATCGAATCTGGCATAATATTTAGGTAATCCAGTTGTAGAAGAAGCGGGTGTATATTCTCTTAAAAAATTTACATCCTTTTGCAAAAGAAAACTTTCTGATCCAGATGTTGTAATTTGTAATGAAAAAGATGCTAAATAATCATCTGGAACTGTTAAAAATTGATCTGAAGAAGTTAATGAGCTAGTCACATTTTTTCTAAAATAATCAAAGTCTACACTTTTTAATATTTTTTCTTCTGCTGCTTTTACAAAATTAGGAATGTTATTTACAAATGTGGTTTCACTGTTATCTGTGTAGTCTTGTATCGCTGTTGTTAATGTTGCTTTTGTAAAACTCATGATGATAATGTAACGGGTCCAGCAGATACTCGATCACCGCCTCCTTTAATATTACCTGTTGTAGATGAAGCACTCACTGTAAAAGTGTAACGATCTGTGGATGTTACAGTAATTGTAAAACCAGTAGCTAGTTCTAAATTAGCTTTGGTAATACCATCAAAACCAATACAGTTTCTAAAACGGACTGTATCAGAACTTGACCTTCCATGATTTTTTTCCAAAACAGTTATTACTGTACTACCAGAATCAGCCACGGCCGTAGTAAAAGGATTAACTCCTAATAAATTTTCAACAGATGGTTCTGTTCGGTCTGGTCTTGCATTTCTAATGGCTTCCGCATCAACCTTTATTCTTGAAAGTTCAAGTTGAGGATGTTTTGACTCATATTCGTCATAACCTACAAAGGCACCATTCCATTCTTTTCTCATATCTCTTATTCTATATCTAAAACCAGATCTATCTGAGATTCCGTATGCATATTTGGCTGAAGCAAATCTACCCATTATACCCTCAAAAATTTAATATCTGGTGTAAGTTTTAGAGGCACTCTATCATCATCTTCGTCAGAGGCTCTTTGAAACTCTTCTTCATATATACTTTTAAGTAGTTGTATTCTATCTGGTGCTTTTTTCACGGCTAAATAATATGATAGTCCCGCTATGACACATGGTAAAAATCTGAATGGTGCATCTGTTGTATTAACTTGTGTGTCTACATCTTGTATTCTTCTAACATAGTAAAACACTAATGTATCTGTACTATTTTCTGGTGTCGGCCATAGTGTAATACTAGGCGTGGTTTTTCTATCAAAATAATATTGAGTTGGTCTGCCCTCTTGAGTTTTTGTAGGTATGTTTAAATATTCACCACGGGACATTTTGGTCAACATAAAATCTGTGCCACTTCTTCTGACAACGACTTCTAACAAATCTGTAAAATCTGCACTTAATGTATAAGACGCAGTTCCATCAGTAAGAGCTTGAGTAGATTGTTCTACTGTCCAGAGGTTTAATCCTCTGTTTGCCCAATCAGCAAACATTATATTTAAAGAACGCCTAGCAGTTTTCAAGTCGTAGCCTGTTCTAGATTCTAAGCCACAACGCTCGTAAGCTTCTTCGATAATTTCACCGACATCTAAATCAAAATCTCTTGAACCAGAAGTTGCCATATTTAAACCATTTTACTTTTGTTATTCATTTTTTTTGTTTTAGATTTAGTTTTATTTTTTACATTTTGAATAGCTTTTTTTAAAGCATTTTTTTTATTTAAAGAACCACCAAATCTTTTTTTAACAGTTTTCTTCTTGGGTGTTTTTCCAACGTCCATTCCACCACCACCAATTTTATCTTTACCTTTATTTGTAAAGCTTTTAATGCTTTTTGGTTTTATTACTATTGGCATTATTTTCTACCTTTCTTTAATGACTTAACTCTTCTTGGCTTTCCTGCGGGTTGCCCTAATCTCTTCTTCTGTGCTATCCTACTACGTTTTTCAGTTGCTGTCATCTCTGATGCTGTTTTTGGTGTTTTTTTAGAAATACGTTTAGTTGGTCTACAATAAGGTGTACCTCTTTTCTCACCTTTTTGTCTACCACACTTCTTACCAGTTCTTTGATCTTTCCAATCTTCTTTAAACCATCGTTTAAGTGCTAAACCCGCTTTTGTCTTTCTAACTGCCATTATGCGTAAAACGTTTCTTTTCTTCTCATAACAACACCACAACCACGTGCTATATTCTTATTTTTAGCAGAGCGTTTTCTATTGTTTTTTGGCATAGTGGCTCCACCATTATTTAACATAATTACTCCACCTTCTGCTTTTTTCTTAGTTTTCTTCTTTTTTCCACCTGTGCCATAGTTTGCTGCACCTACTTTTCTACATTTTGCGATGGCTCCTGAAGCATAAGCTGATGGAAAAACTTTATATCTAGCTTTTACTTTATGATAACAAGCGTCTTTTGGCATATTTTATCTCCTTAATATTTTCCAACAAGTGCACATCCACTCTCTCTTTTTACATTTAAGACAAACCTTAATTGGTTCACCTCTTACGACCTCGCCTTTTTTTAGAGGCACAATGTGCTTTTTCAGAAAATCCACGAGGTCTGGCACAATTGATTTTCCTCTTCCGTTTGGCATTCCACTTCCTTTTTCGTGGTGGATTGGTCACTTGCTTTGCCATTTGTGACCGACCCATAGTCATTAGATAAGTTGCTCCAACCCACTAGCGACTATAATTAATGTTACTATAATCCATAATCTATTATCAAGTTTATTTAACTTTGCATTGATTCCATCAAATCGAGAATTACAAACTTGTTCATGTTTTTCTAATAATTTTAATAATTCTTTACTTGTCATTTAACACTTCCATCTACGTCTTGCTTGTCTTAATCTGCTATTAGGATCTTTAGCTGCTTTTGGAAATTTTTTCATTTGACCCGCAGAACGTGCACAAAATGATTTTCTTCTCTTAGCTGCTTTACTCCCTTTTTTTACTTTACCAGTGACGGCAGTTTTTAACTTGCTACCAGGGTTTTCTCTTCGGTAACGAGCAACACCTGCTTTAGTCATCCCCGCTCCAGATTTAGTGGAGCGGAAATACTTTTTTGTTTTAGGGGGTTGCTTGTCCCTTTTCCTAGTCATAGTTCTTTCTCATCTGGAGAGTTACAGTATATGTATCTCCAGAACTGTGACCTACAGTTGTAAAAACTATATCACCAGTTTTACCACCACCAGAATTATTGGGTAAACCACCAAAATCACTATAGTCATGATATCCACTCTGGTTTTCGCCTAGTTCTATAATAAAAGCGTCTGAAGTAGCGTCAAAAAATAATCTAGTTTTCATGCCAATGCACTGCCACCAAATTTTTTCTATTGTTACACCAGTACAAGTCTCTCCATCTGGACTTGCAGCAAGAGCACTTACGTCTACCTTTACAACTGCTGATTCACCAGACCCATCAGATATGTTTGTAAATTTCTGTACAACATTTTTTGCACCATCAATGATGGTTTGTGAGGTAACTGCATCAGCCATATTAATCTCCTATTACTGGTCAGCAAAAGCAGGAACTGTTGTAGATGTAACAGTGCCAAAAATTTGATAGTTGGTTGTGTCTTTTCCAATAATTGTAATATCAAATGCTTGCGGTACATTTAATTGCACACTGCTGTTGGAGCTACCATTTGAAAATACAGTTACATTATCTGCATTTGTATCTAAATGAGTAATACCGCCAACATAAAAATTGGTGTTACCTGGTGTAATGATAAGAGCGTCTGTTGCATCAGCGGCTCCACCAGCGTATACAAATCTAAATACAGATCCAGCTATAGGTGCTGGTAAGGTGTATGTATTATCCTGTGATCCATCTGGTACAAGTAAAATTCTACCACTATGTGTTGCATTAGTTAAAGTGACATCTCCATCAGATAAGCTTACTGGTCCATCACCAAAGGTTGTTATCTCTGTAACAGTTCCAGTAGTTGCATTTTTACTGATTGTTTTGATTGTACTCTCAGATCTTACTGGACCTGAAAAGGTTGTATTAGCCATGTTAATCTCCTTGTCTTGGCAATTGTCGAAGTTAATTCTTCGTCAAGGTGTTAAAACTATAACATAAAAAAAGAGCGACTGTAAAGTCGCTCCTTCCATTCCTTGTTCGATGAGGAATTTTTATTATGCTCCTTTTGATCCGAAGACACATCTTGGATCTGAAAATCCAAAGCTATATCTTTCTCTGGCTTTAAATCTCATGTTACCAGTATCAAAATCAGCTTCCAT